AAAGGTATATCCTGTTTGAAAAACCATAGTGAGACATCGGAGGATTGATGGCAACAGAAAGACAAAAAGCGATTAAAGATGCTATCGAGAAATCGCAGAATGCCACTACTGGTGGTAGAAAATTTGATGGTGGTAAACTACAATATGGTTTACTGCCACCACTCGCATTAAAAGCGACTGTAGAAATTCTAACATTTGGCGCAGAGAAATATGAGCCAGATAATTGGAAGCATGTGCCTGATTCAAAACGCAGATACTTTGACGCAATGCAAAGACATCTTTGGGCATGGAAAGAGGGAGAACAAAACGATCCCGAAACTGGCAAGAATCATTTGGCACATGCAATGTGTTGCTTAATGTTTTTGTATGAACACGATGTTAAGTATTCTGTCGAAAAATAAATTTGACAAATATGGTGTTTTGATGTATAATTATTATACATATTATTATGTTATCAATTGGAGAAATTAATGAAATTAAGTAAAGAAACCGTAGGCTTGATCAAGAACTTTGCTGGTATTAACAGCAATTTGCTTTTGAAGTCTGGTAATAAACTAGCCACTATCTCGGCTCAAAAGAATGTAATGGCTGATGCAGTTGTTACTGAAACATTCCCAGACTTTGGTATCTATGACCTTAATGAGTTCTTGGGCGCAATGTCTTTGTTTGAAGATCCAGAATTGACCTTCAGCGATAAGTGGGGTACCATTGAACAGGGTGGAAGTAGCATTAAGTATTTTGCTGCAGACGCAAGCGTGTTGACTGCTCCTCAGAAAGCAATTACCTTCCCTGATCCAGAAATTGAATTTAATATGAGCGCAACTATGCTCAGTATGATTCAACGCACTGCTTCAGTATTACGTTCATCCGATGTATCAATCGTTGGTGATGGTTCAACTATGAGTGTAGTTGTTGGTGACAAAAAGAATGCCACTGGTAACTCATATAATGCTACTGTTGGCGCAAGTGAAAAGAAGTTTAAAGTTAATCTAAAAGTAGAAAACCTAAAAATGATTCCAGGTGACTATGCTGTTAGTGTATCCAGCAAGAAGATCTCTCGCTTCAAAGGTGCTGGTGATTTAGTTTATTATGTTGCAGTTGAGGCAGATTCTACATTCGAATTTTAATGTCTGATGAGATTTTAGACTTAAAAAATATCTTAAATTCAATTGATGTATTTAAGAAACAATATCAGTATAATCCTTTTGATAATTATGTTTGGCGTGAAGTTTTAACATTTGATTATCTTAAATCCTACTATCCAACCATTAAAAAGTTGGGAGGTAGGTATGGGGCTGATGGAATTTGTCCTGAATTAAATCTCGTGCACATAGAACAGAAATCTACTAAGACCACTAAGAGAAAAACTACTAACGATTATAACATAAGAAACAGTCGTTATCAATTTGATCTTTCTAAATCATTAGATAAAATTTTAACTGCTGATTCGTTTTTGTTTTCTTTATTTGATGGTGATACTAGCGGATATCCTATTCATGTTCTTTTTGTTCACAAACCAGAATTTGTTTCTTCTGTAAAAGAATTAGTTTTACAAAAACAATCAAGTTTCCAAAAGATGGATGATAACAAAAAGACTCATGCGCATATTGATTTAATTTATGAAGAAATTGAATTATTTGGTGAACAGTTTGGTGAGTATAAACCAGCTACTAATATTATGGAGTTTATATGATTGATTTTCGTGATGACCAGTTTCTGTGGGTAGAGAAGTATCGCCCACAGAAGATTGATGATTGTGTTCTTCCTGAATCTTTGAAGACCACATTCAAGCAGTACATTTCCCAAGGTGAACTACCACACTTCCTACTTTCTGGGACAGCTGGGGTAGGTAAAACTACCGTAGCAAAATCACTATGCAATGAGATTGGTGCAGACTTTATTATAATCAACGGCTCAGAGGAATCAGGTATTGATACTCTCCGAACTAAGATTAAGGGATTTGCGTCAACCGTATCGTTGACTGATGCTCCAAAGATTATTATTATCGATGAGGCAGATTACCTTCAAGCCAATTCTACTCAGCCAGCATTACGTAGTTTCATTGAAGAGTTTTCTGCTAATTGTAGATTCATCTTTACCTGTAACTTTAAGAATCGTATCTTATAATCGATTCATTCTCGTTGTGCATGCATTGATTTTAAAATTGATACTAAAGATAAACAGGTTCTTCTTGGAACTTTCTTCAAACGAGCATCTCAAATTCTCAAACAAGAGAATGTAGACTTCGACCAGAAAGTAGTTGCTGAACTTATCACAAAACACTTTCCAGATTATCGGAGGGTTCTAAATGAACTTCAGCGTTATAGTGTATCAGGTAAAATTGATTCTGGTATCTTAGTTAATATGAGTCAGGAATCTTTCAAAGACTTGATTAAGTTAATGAAGGATAAAGACTTTACTAATGTACGTAAGTGGGTTGGTAAGAATTCTGATTCAGATACAGTTGCATTATTTAGAGAACTCTATGATACTTCAGTAAACTTTATGGTTCCAGAAAGTATTCCGTCATTGGTTTTAGTATTGGCAGACTATCAATATAAAGCAGCATTTGTAGCTGATCATGAATTAAATATTATGGCAGCATTGACCGAGATCATGGCCAACTGCAAATTTAAGTGAGGATAATATGGATCTATGGATTTTCCTCACATATGTTATTGCAGTATTCATGGGAATGCTTTATGGGTGGCATGCTAGGGAACGTCACGCTAGACGAGCAATTGACAGATTTTTTATTAAAGTAGAAGAAGCTGTTAGTGAAACATCTCCAAACCGAATTCCAATTGTTATCGAAAGAAACAATGGAGTATTTTATGTTTGGAATAAAGATGATAATACATTCATGGGTCAGGGAAAAACTAAACAAGAATTGGAAGAAGTTCTTGCAAAGAAATTTCCTGATTGTAAATTTGCGGCAGAACCAGAAAATCTAAAGGTATTCAATGAGTCCCTTTGATTTTTTAAATGCTATAAATACTACCAAGAAAAATTTATTTGAAGAGGATGCGCAAGCAGGTAAAGATTATAAACCTTTTCTTATAAATAGAGGGTTATCGTATTTTCCCGATACTATCTTTTATGCAAACCAGATGAATCAACATCCGAGTTTGGATAAGGATATGCAGTTTTTCTTTTTCCTAAATATTATTTCGAGGAAGAAGAGATTTAGTAAATGGTCCAAAAAGGATTCCGAAACTGAATCTCTAGAACTCGTTAAAGAGTATTATGGGTATTCAAGTGAAAAAGCGAATGAAGCATTAAAAATGCTATCCGATGAAAACTTGATCATGATAAAAGAAAAATTATATAAAGGTGGAAAATCATGACTGTTGAAATGATTTATTACGACTGGACGCCAGAGTCCATGCTTGAAGTGGTTTTACCTGAACCTGACAACTTTCTAAAGGTTCGTGAAACTTTGACTCGCATTGGAATCGCTTCTAGGAAAGAAAACAAATTGTACCAATCCTGCCATATCTTGCATAAGCAAGGTAGGTATTTTATCGTTCACTTCAAAGAATTATTTGCTTTGGACGGTAAGGAATCGAATATCACTGCAGGTGATATTGAGCGTAGAAATGCGATAGCTGGTTTGCTTCAAGATTGGGATCTATTAAAGATCCTAAATAATTCGCAAGCCGACCAGAAAGCATCTCTGTCGCAAATTAAAGTAGTATCTTTCAAAGAGAAAGATCAATGGGAATTAGTACCGAAATATAACATAGGAAAAAAATCAAAATGATTAAACTTGAACTTGAAATTAATGAAGTAAACATGATTCTTGCAGTATTGGGTAAGCATCCTTTCGAGGAAGTTGCCGCATTGGTTGTTAAAATTAAAAACCAAGGTGACCCACAGGCTGAAGCAATTGCTAAAGCTGCAGAAGCTGCCGCACCTGCTGCATAAAAGTATTCACCTTAGGACCGCTAAGTACGAATCGTTGGTAAAGCGGATGTGACGTACGACATCGCTGGAACTCGTAACCAGTATTTTAATTGACATGCCTTCGGGGTGTCGTTTTTAACTCGCT